CAGCTCTTCGGGGTTGTTACCGCCGTCATCGCAGCCGCATCCGCTATCGCTGCCCTCACCCCTACACCGAAAGACGATACCTTCATCGGTAAAGCCTACAAGGTCATCGACTGGCTCGCGCTCAACGTGTTCAAGGCTAAGGATAAGTGATTAGACTGCTTACTGAGTTAATCAAGGCTTACATAGCTTACGTCGGTCTCAAACAAAGGACATACGTTTATGAACTGGAAGACGACATTGACGATCTTGCCGCTGATGGCTCTCCTGCTGCCAAGCTGCGGATCGAACGCTTGGCGAAACGACTCAAGTTTGAACGAGAGCGCATTGCTCGACCCTCCGACGGTGACGCTGGTTGACGGCGTCACGTATCAGTTTGGAGAGGGCCAGCTAAAAGGACGAGGCCAGAAGTTTCACAGTGACTACTCATACCGTCGCGCTATTATTATCGGCAAATGAGTCCAAGCCAGATACTCGACAAGATCCTAGAACTGGTAGCCGCTTACAAAGCGGCTAAAGCCGTAAAGCGTAAGAAGGTTAAGAATCTCAAGAAGGTCGCCATCTGCGTGGGCCACAGCCGGATCGGCGACAAAGGGGCCACGTCCGTCGGCGGCGTGGACGAGTGGACTTACAACAAGAAGGTCGCCGACCTGCTGAAGAGCCACCTGCGCCACCAAGGAGTCCAATCTGTCGTGTTCGATGACTACCCGTCGGAGAGCTACAGCGGTGCGATGAACTGGTTAGCTCAGAGCGTTGAAAAGGAGAAGTGCGATATCGCAATCGAACTGCACTTCAACAGCTACTCAAGCTCGAAAGCAGAGGGCTACGAATATCTGCATTACCATACCAGCAACAACGGTCGCCGTCTGGCTGAGTGTTTCCGCGAATCCCACGCCGAAACCTTTAAGGTGCAGTCGGACAGAGGAATCAAGCCGATTGAATCAGGCGGTCGCGGGGGTGGGTTCTTGAGGAGCGTGCCACCGCCAGCCGTTATCTGCGAGCCTTTCTTCGGCAGTTGCCCAAAGGAATGGATTCTCTTTGACACAAAACACTCACTACTGGCCGACGTATATGCACAGGCGATTATCAGTTACTTTAAGGACTAATGAAAAAAGCGGATATACTCAAAAAGCAACGTAAAAGGGATTATCGTAAAGAATACGTTGAGTATCATGGCACCCCCGAACAAAGGAAGAATAGATCGAGCAGGGTCCTAGCCCGACGTAAAGTAATCAAAAGAGATGGTGAGGGAGCCGTAAAAGGTAAAGATGTAGACCATAAAGACGGAAACCCTCGGAACAATTCAGACCATAATCTCCGAATACTATCCATTAAAAAGAATAGAGCTAACCGTAAAAAGAAGAAGGCATGAAATCTCTAAAGTCAGTCATGATCGCGGGTCAGCGGATCAAGATACAAAAGACTGAGTTAGAGGGGTGCTACGGTCAGTATCTACATGAGAAACGAATAATCCAGTTACACAACAAGCTACCAGAACACGAAATCATCCCGACCTTACGTCATGAAATGCTACACGCCGCCTTCCACATCGCTGGTATCTCGTTCTGCGAGAACTTTGAAGAGGAAGCCTGTGTCCGCTGTATTGACGAGGTCTTCTTTCCAGCCTACGAACGAACCCTTAAACGGTTAATTTAAACAGAACAAAACAATGCCAGAAGAATTTAAAGACGCAGTCGAGAAGAAAGTATTAGCTATTGGTAAGCAGCCTAGTAAAGCCGAACCTTCAGCTTTAAATGCGATCTTAGCCCACGAAAAGTTTTCTCCCAAACCTTACCCTGACTTTAAGCAGACGAGTATCGGATATGGGACTAAAGCCCTTGAAGGAGAGAAAGAGATCGATGAGCCTACCGCTAGGAAAAGGGCTATTGAAGAAATCAATAAAAACAAAAAAGTAATCACAGATTTTGCGAAAGAGAAAGGTTACAACTGGACACCAAACCAGCTCAACGCCTTAATTAGTTTCCGGTATAACATAGGTAACATAGGTGAGTTGACCGCAGGCGGAACCCGAAGCGACGCTGAGATCGCAAAGATGATGCCCCTCTACTATAACGTCACGGTTGATGGCGTAAAGAAGAAGAACGCTGGTCTAGTTAAAAGGCGAAATCAAGAGACGGCCCTATTCAAACAGGGCATGAAAGAGAAGTCGGGCGTAAAGGTGATAAGGGGGAAATGAAAAAGAAAAGCAAATCCAGAGTGAACGAAGCAGGCAACTACACGAAGCCTGAGATGAGGAAGCGTCTATTTAGAGCAATCAAAGCCGGAGCCAAAGGTGGTAAAGCAGGTCAATGGTCCGCACGAAAAGCACAACTGCTAGCAGCAAGATACAAAAAAGCCGGAGGAGGCTATCGAAACTAATGAAAAAACAAGACTTCAAACCCCACATGATGTATGACAAGAATGGTAAAGGTTATATGGCCGAAACCTATGAACAACATTTAGCCATGTCTAAAAAAGGTTATAGCCACACTAAGCCATCTACCAAGAAGAAGGTCAACAAGATTATCCGTAAAAGGTCTAAACCTCAATCTGGATACTAATGCCCAAGAAAGCTTCACAGAGATCACTCGACAACTGGACGAGAGAGAAATGGGGAACCAAGTCTGGTAAGCCCTCGCTCAAAACGGGCGAACGGTATTTACCAAAGGCTGCGCGTGAAGCTTTGACTGACGAGGAATATGCCCGAACCAGTCGCAAGAAGCGTGCTGGTATGCGGAAAGGTAAGCAACACGTCAAGCAGCCTAAGAAGATCGCGGAGAAGACCGCAAATTATAGGAGCAAAAAAAGTCTCCTGAAGAAAGCGCGTAAGCGCAAATCATGAGTCGATTCATACTCTACAAACCTACACCAGAAGATGTCGCAGAAGCGTGCCGGAGATCCGATGCGTTAGGTGAGTTGAGGACATCATTCACGAACGGCAAGGGAAACATGACTGGCTTCTTAGGGGAGGTCGCTTTCGAGAATACCTTCAAGCAGTTCGACTACGTCGGAGACAAGTCCTTCACCCACGACTACGAATACAAAGGTCTCAAGGTTGACGTTAAGGCCAAGAGCTGCAACACCCCTCCCAAGCTGGACTACAACGCCTCAGTAGTCAGCACCAAGTTCAGTAAGTTTGAGGCCGACATATACTTCTTCATGCGAGTTCACAAAGGTCTTCGTAAGGTTTGGCTCTGTGGGTGGACGCCTAAGAAGACAATTATCCACAAAAAACGATTCAACAAGAGAGGCACTCACGACAAAGACGGGTTTCGCTTCAAGGCCGACGGATACAACATCGAGATTAAGAAGACCCGTCGACCCGATGCTTTCGAGTCATTCTTCCTCCGGCGGTAGTTTTTTGTGATGAATATGACCCGCCTTTTTAAAGACGGGCCTTATTCCGTTTGGCGCGACGAGTTCGATAAACTCACTCAGCGGGGCATCCGCATAGAGGTCTATAGTAGATGAGTCTCCTCCTACAGCCTCTATTGCTTCACGTAGGTCTAGCCAGAACTCACCGCAAAGCTCCTGCCTCTTTATCTGAATGTCCTCGTTTGTCATCCGCTCCATAACCTATATCGTAATTCTCGCTGAGATCAATACTCCATAATTTGCCGCCGCCCTGTCCTTGGGACATGACGGGCCGGATCTTGTTATTAACTCGACCAGCATCTTCTAGTGTACACATTCCCCGACGAACGAATTCTAGGTTGTTTGACATACCCACGCTCCTACCGTTGTTGAAGTCATGCAACGAAACTTGGAACTCAGTAAGCGTCCCTTTCCACTCTTTCATGTCGGCGTTAATCTCACGACACCGCTTGGTGAAGAACTCAACTAGTTCCGCGATAGCCGAACGATAGCTGTTATCATAAGCGGCGTCAGCGATTGACGGGTCGATGAAGCTCTTTACCCCAAATCGGCCTGTCCCTTCAACCTTAGGAGAAAGGTTAAGCTCCATCAAATACTTAGCTAAGTAAGGTAACTCACTGTTAATAACAGCCTCTAACTTATCATTAGGGAGAAACTCACTCACCGCTTCATCGCGAATTCGGAGCGCAATGATCTTATCACGGTTACTGCTATCTAGAGAAGGGATAACAGAAAGGGAGTTAGCGTCCATATTAAGGGAAAGAATAACCCTGCCTGTCCACGGGACACTCATCGCATCTGCATACTTAGCTTGATACTCTACTCGCGGGTTGGCTACCGATCTTTTAAGAATCTCAGTAGCCTTCCTCTGATCTTGGAAAGATGCGGCAGATGTAGTGTCGTCAATGACCCACGCCGCTACTCTACCGAGGTCTTTATTAAACCTTGTCTGGCCGCTGATATAGTCACTCGCATCTGAGAAACCACCTACTAACGTCCCGATAACTCGGTTAGACAGGAGTGACTTACCCCTGCCCGTCGGCCCGACTAACACTAACGCTTGGCCTTGATCGAACCTCCGCTCGTAGGCCGCCCTGTAGAATCTTTTAAGCCACGCATAGAAATAGTCTACTGCCTTCACGTCCCCGCTATCTTCGAACAGTTGCCCAATCCACTTATGTAAGAAAGGCCAATTAGAGGGATCACCGTCAACTTCAGGCTCTACAGGTGAGTTATTCGCGCAGTTCAGTATACGGCTCCCGTTATACGACACTATTCTTTCGTTACTGAAAACAACAGGGGCAATCTCGTCGATCCTGTTGTGGTTTGATATAGTAAGTATGGCTGATTCGACCTCAGACAATGGCTGCCCTTTTTTAGTCTTAATACTAAACCCCGCTTGCCGTAGCTCTAGTAGAAGTTGGTCTTTCGGGATAGAGATGGCGCTGTCATGTAGCGACAACTTGTAAAAGTTTCGTCCGTTAAACCAATACTCGTCAAGTAGGGTCGATAGCTTCTTAGACTCGTAGTCTTTTGTGAAAGAGGAACCAAATACGTCAGCCCAACTCATGAAGCCCCTACCTGCCCTGTCACTGTAACAGACCACACCATCCTCGACTACCTGACAACCATCACGGTCAATCCCATCGTCTATCCAGAACAGAGGTCCGCGAGACCCTACCTCAAAGTCCCCGACCCAACGGTTCGGGAAACGGGATTCAACCTCTTTAGCGACCACCTCAATAGGAATAGAAGTCTCGGTAGATTGAGGCGGTTTGTCGGCAGCGGCTTTCGCGAGGATTGTCTGGACAAAGTTTGCGTCTAGTTGGCCCCCTACGTTGACCCAATCTTCCCCCAACTCAAAATACTGACTAGCCCTGAGGGAACTGCTGTCGAAACCCGCGAACGCCTGACTCATCTTGAGAGTTTTACTAATGTGCCGCATGAAAGTGTCAAACAACTCGGGGGCAATAGGCAGGGGTTCAGCGAACTCCCACACTAACCTCATATAGCCTGACTTAGTTCTAGACCTCCATGTAGGTAGGTTTTGCCCAAACCGAGCGGAGATATCGTCGTCGATATTCTTCCAGTCAACCGAGGCATCATAGTCAGCGACCAGACCGTTAAGCATGTTAACGGGGTTGTCGTTACTAATACGTTTCGAAGGGGTTCGACCTTCACATGCCGTGTAAAAGACGTGTTTGGTTTTCGAGTCAGCGCACCACTGCCTATACTTCTGTTTTGAGGTAAACTGAGGGGCTTTACTGTTTAGTTTTGAGACGTCACTAGAGGGGTGGGCGACGTTGTGTCTTAGGTTTTCAATGTATCGATACTTCATTTTTTATAGTGTTTAGAGATATAGCCTTCGGAGGCGAGAGGTAGGTCACTACACCATTCTGGTGGAGTTGACATGATTTTGTTCAAGGTGTCCAGAACTTCTTGAGCCTTGTCTTCGTCACACTCCACAACCACTTCATCGTGGACGTGCAATATGATTTCAAGACCTGCTTTTTCTATTTCTAGCATCATATGGCATAGGACGTCACGGGCCATAGCTTGGGACAGGTTCTCAGCTAATACGCCGCCCCACAACTTCATAGGCATTTGCCTACCGTTCCGGTTCATCACGGCTGAATATTGGGTTCTTCCCATATCGTCCTTAGAAGGTTTTAGCATACCATAATTAAGGCTCCGACCAGAAGGTAGGTCGAGAATGTAAGGGGAGCTAATCCCGTGGGCAGCTTTTAACCCACTAGATAAATCACGCCAAAATTTAGGGATTTCAGATAACTTTGATCGGTAGGTCTCCACAGCTTGTTCCGCTTCTTCAATAGGCATGTCATACATTTGCGAGAACTTATTTGCTCCTGCTCCATACCCACACCCTAATACCAAGGCTTTAACTTTGTGCCGTAGTTTAGTGTCTTCCTTTTTAAGGGACCCCTTGTCTACGGACCACATACCAAAACGAATAGCGAACGCCTCATAAATATCTTCGGTCTTCTCGATCTCTTGGAGGGTCTCCTTATCCTCCGCTAACCAACACAGTGTGCGGACTTCGATGTTGGATAAATCTGATGCGACTAAGACCCTACCTTCGGGAGCCGATATCATGTGTCTTACGTTAGCACCAAACATTTCTTCGCGAGGCATGTTCTGTAAGTTTAGGTTCCCACCGCTCCCGCTAAAGCGCCCAGTATGTCCCCCAAAATACATAATGCCTCCGTAATACCTATTGTCAGGCATGGTAGCGACGTCGAAGCTTTCGATTTTTTTAATTAAAGAGTTAACTCTGCGGTAATTAGTTACAGCCTCAATCCATTTGTATTGGTGGCCATATCTCCTAATCCAGTCTTGGGCGTCTTGGTCTGTTTGTGCGAGGGACACAGGTGGTTCGATACCGATACTAATACACTCATGGTCAAAGGCTTTACGACTAAGGAGAGGTTTATCGTCTGCCCAAGGGATGGCTTTCTCAGTTTCAAATAGTCTTTTTCGGACTGTCTGTAGGTTCTTCTCCATCAGGTCTACGTCAATAGGTAGGCCCCTTTGAACTACATTACGATTCATACGGCTGATGTCCCGCTCAAACTGAGGCCACTTAGACTCGTAATCTTGCCAGAGTCGTAAGCAAAGAACGGAATCCTTTAGGGCATATTCTTCTACTTCTTTTCGGAACTCCTCGGTCATGGTCTCCCACCTCTTACCCGACATAGTGTTTCGTGTCTCCTTAGACACTTCTATATCAAAGGCTTGGGCAGTAGCATTTTTAAGTGATCGTGGTAACCCGCAAGCGGCGGCCATATCAGCGGTGCAATACCACGCGTGGGGTTGGATCTCAGGCCACCAGTCTTGGGTGACTCCATAAAGGTATAGCGTCTCATCGAAGCTAGCGTTGTGGCTAAGGATTATCGACCCCTGTAATAAAGACCAGTTTAGGTCGCGGGGGTGGCCGACAAACTCGTAGCCGTCATCCCCTACAACGCTGACCATATAGGCGTCGAAGTCGGGGTGAGAAAAATAACCTAATGGGCCAAGATTGCGTATCGAGCAGTTCTTGTCGTAGTAGGTCTCAAAGTCTAATGCGTATATAATCATATAAGTTTATTTGTGAGCAGAAAAAACCCACCGCAAAGGGAACGTCAGAAACTCTGCGGTGGGTTTATGTCTTACTATTACTATTACTATCGCTAGTCCAATTCCAATTCGGTCTGCTCGCCAGTAACGTGCTGGAGTGCCTCCCGAACTACCCGCAACTTCCTCAAGTTGCTCCCGACTTGCGAGAGTTGATCCTCGACTTCAGCGATCATGCCGTCGAGCATCGCGATCTCTTCAAGCAGGAGATCACGGGTTTTTTGTTCTTTCTCTTGGTCAGTCATGATACTAAATACCAAAGTCTGCGAGAAATTCAGTTACAGCGGGGTCAACCTTTTCAGCAGAAGCTGTGAGGGAAGGGTTATGCCATGAATACTTACCCTTACTGAGGACCTCGCTAGTAAAGGTCCACACCTTACTGTTAAGTGGAGTGTTTTTATTGAACGCCGCAAACGTAGCCAACCTCTTAAAGGTGGAACGATAAGCGTTCTTACTTACGTTGATCCGCCCGATAGCATAATTGCTACCCCCAATAGGGAACCCAAATGCTTCTGAGTCTTTGTTCCCTTTCGGCTCCTTGAGAAGGAGGGTTATCTCGGCGAACTCAACCATGTCCCATTCGGAGTCAGCCGCGATACTATCGGACTGTTCACGGGTCCACGCCATGCGTGGCATCCCATCCTCGTCAAAAGGAATGTCTTCACGCCACCCTTTCTGGGTCGCTACAACAATCGCCTCAACAGGTTTACCTGCTTCAGCTACGACATGAGCCTTGTTTAAAACAATGGCCCCTACGGGGGCATCGATTTGGCTCATCTTCTGGACGATGTTGATGCGGGGGATATCAATATCCTCCACATCAATCTGGATACTACCGACGCTAGTTGATGCTAGGTTGGTGTTTTCGGCTTCCGCAACAGCGGTATCATTTTCTTTGCTCATAATATTCTATAATTATAGTGTTCTAATTGTTTTGAGTCGCGACACTGTGCCGCTCGTCGGATGTTTCTACGATTCCTGCATCTTCGCATTCGTCGAGGAAAGTTTGTCTGCTGTCGGTTCCTGCTTTCTTAGCAACCTTGGCGAGGGGGAAGTTAACCTGATCCAGCAGCGTGTCCAGATCAATTCCATATTTTTTTGCGATTTTTACAAAAGTCGCATTATCGGAGATCTTTCTAGTCCTGCCCATCGAGCGTAATTTAAGGCCATCAAGCTGTTTACCTTCTTTAAGAGCGTCGAGTGTTTTACGTTTAATCGACATCGACCAGTTCTCCACGATCTTCGCGATGTTAAATAGCTCAGAGAGTCTGGCCGGATTATCAACGTCAGTCGGATCGATGTCAGGCAACGTGGTATCGAGTTTCTTGGCCACACTGATAACGAGACCGCCTAGTGCGGGACAGGTATCTTCATGCCTACAGAATCGGCAATACTGAGTCGGGGTGCATTCCTCCAGTTCAGGTGTGCCGGACTCCCACTTAGGTCTGACTTCTTCGCCAGCCTTGATGACTCGGCTAAGGTCTTCGACCAGAGCAGGTAGGTCGGCTCGCGTAAACGTGTGGTGCAGCGTCGCATTGTGCTGCGGAACGTAGAACGCAAAGACGATCTCCTCGATGTCGGGGTACTTTTGGAACGCTCCGGTCGTGTATGCCTTCGCTTGCCAGTTCTTATCTGGCGGGTCGATGATACTGATTCCGGTTTTGTAGTCAGCCATGACCGCACGGTCGCCGCCTTTAAGGATCAAGAATCGGTCACAGGTTCCCCATGTTTCAGTGCCATCGAGTGCGACCTCAACTTGGATCTCGTTAAGCTCTTCCTCGATCTCATCGAAGTTATCCATGAAATCCTGTTCCATCTTAACGATCTGCTCATAGATCTCATGCTCCTGCTCAGTGTGGAGTGCAGAAGGGTCAAAGACTTCTAAAGCCTCATGAATACGAGTCCCCATCTCAGCAGCGGGTGACGTGCCGTCACGCCCTTGATATCCAGCACAGGCGGCTACATACTTCAGGCTCGACGGAGAGAACTCCGCGTGACCTCTGCTTTGGTGGTCTGGTTGGTTACTCATAATGTTAATAATTAGGTTTAATTTCTTTAGCGACGTTCTTCAAGATATTTCGGATAATAGGTCTTATCTCAGGATCAGTTTTTATTTTATGGTCTACCGCTTTAACAGCGTGGATGATACTACTATGTGAGACGTATCCGAAATAGTCCGCGAGGATCTGATACTGGATTCCGTAGTTCACCCGAAGCAGTCCTGCCGCGACTGATCTGGGCGTAGAGTATCGGAAGGCTCTGGATTTTTTGAAGAGGTCTTCCTCGTCTACCGAGAACTCCTCGGCGACGAGCGAGCATACTTTTTCGATGATGTCTCTCTTGTATTTGGTGAGACCCTTAATTTGTTTCTTAGTTTTCATGATCTGTTAGTTGATTATTAGTGGTGCAGTGAGATTTGAACTCACACATTGGCAGGCTTTATATCGCCCCGTCTCTACATTGGACTATGCACCATTTTGATGTAGCGTGTTCAGGTTTTCCGACTTCTCTTCGACAACTCGCATAACGTGTTC